TATCCACCCGATAATCTGGCTTATGGTGGTCGTAACGCCCGGATTGAGCGTTACCGCCCCCCAAACATTCCATGTCCCCGCCGTGAGCGCAAAGGACGTCACATCTGCGGGCGTGACATTGGAAAGAGATACGGCGCCGCCAATGGGGACGACAGATTCCTGATATTGCCCGATGAATTGCTGGCTGATGATCTGGAACCCGCCCGCCGCAGAATTAAGCGCGGCGTTATATACCACAATGACGTAGGAGCCGATAAGGATGTCTCCAGCATCAGCCTGCGTCGCTCCGTCTGGCAAATACAGCGGCAAGGCGCCGATGCTGTTGACGTTGATGTTGACCGCTCCCGTAGTCGTCGCGGCGGCGACGAAGCCAAACAGAGGGAAATTCAGCAGGGAGGAAACCGTCGGCTGGTTAGAAGTTGGCGTAAGAAGTATCGTATTTGTGCCGCTGGCGGTGCATTGCGTGATGCCCATGGCGCCTACAGCGTTGAAATTTGCATCCAGTTGCGATGCTGGTTGATTTCCTGATTCCGAACTGAATACGAAGGGTAAGGCCATGCGCACAGTATAGCGGGGTAGCGCGCGGGTGTAAATGGCTTAAAGCGGCTTCTCCAGTTCATCAAGCTTGGCGAGGGCTGCTTCAGCTATTTCATTATCCGTTCCTCCGTAAATGGGATGCCATGCTTCAGCATAGTATTTTAGCGCCTCCCTCACCACCTTTATCACTCCACTTTCCAGCATGGCGAGGATTGCGGCTTTGGCTTTATCTTCGTAGTCGCTTTTGAGCAATGACCATTCGACATCAATAATCGCATTCGAGCGGCCTTCATGCTCCCAATTCCACATCGCCTCAGCGACGGCCTTTATGTCAGGATGGGTCATAGTTGTCGCTCTCCATTCTTCCGCAACGCCGCACGGTCTACAAACTTGAGCGGCCCCAGGTTATGCTCACGCTCCACCGCATGCGCCACTAGCAGAGCTTCATGGGCGGCGTTATGAGGCGCAGGGGTAGGCGAGCGTTGCAGGATGCCCGTCAAAGCCCCCTGTAGAGCCATGAGGAATATGGGGCTGGGCTGATCGCGGTATCCGGCGAACTCAAGTTCTTCGTTAGTCAGCTCTGTTTGCATTGCGGTTCTCCTTTACTGAGTGATAATATGCAGATTCTCTAGCCGCTTAAGTCTCGCGTCGATACTATTCAGCCCGGCTAGCATCGCTCCCTGCATCATGAAAAGCACAGCGATTATGATAATCCAGATATTCCGGATGGATTTATTAATTTCCATGGCTAGATTCCTTCGTTATGGTGTCTTGGGTGCGGGGTCTTTTGCATATCACCGCCCTTCCGCTTGGCTGTGTGGTGGTTGATTCCAATCACTTTTAACGCAGAAACGCGCATCCTCATCGGTCAATTCCTCGCCTAGCGCCACCTTGTCGAAAACCCATTTCGGAGCCATAAAAATGGTATGGGGCTTCATTCCCGTGCAAGAAACGACTTCCAAGAATTTGACCGATTTACTCATCTCCCCTCACTTTCCTTCTGCCGGTGCGGATGCTGATGGCCAAAACTTTTCAGTCATTGCCTTCATTTGAGCGCAGGCTTCCTCATAGGTAATCGAATCCGTGAAATCTCCAAAACCATAGGGCGTAGCCCAACCTTTTTGCCGTGGCGTCATCCAGTCAGGATGCGCTACATCAGCATGTGATTTTGCATAGTCAGCATTGATGAATTTCTTGCCGCAACCGGCTGGACATAATGCGCTCATACCCCTCTCGACTCCTTCTTCCGTTTATCCAGCACCGCTTAACACGAAATCATAAAATGCAATCGCTCGGGATCAGCAGAGCATTGCACTGGATTGCATTGAGGATGTTCCTTGTCATCGCGGATTACCGTACCCCACCCGGCGGCCGTGCCGGATGGGTTATCTTTATTGCATACCGCAAGGATTTCCTCATCAGTGGTATCTTTTGCGGCGCAGACACCCATATGACAAATCCCCCATACCGGGCGCGTAATAACAACTCGTTCCATACTATCTTCCTCTGCTTCCTTTCTGTCTCTCAGCCAGCACCGTAAACACCGCGCACATCGCGCCGAGGGTGATCGCGTATCTGGCGGCGAAGGCGATGGTTTCGCGGTTCATAAATTTCTTAGCTCCATAATCTCCAGTTTCAACGCTTCCAGTTCGCGCTTGTGCATGTTTAATATTCGTTCAGCCTTTCCCTCAGCCAGTTTTCTACGTCGCTCGGTCGTCACTGGGCATCTTCGCCGGTTCCGTGTGTCAAACGCCGCCCGGTCAATCACCCTGGCTATGTCCTCGATGGTGAGCATCACAGCCTATCCTTTGGCTTAAGCACATCTTCTTTGCATGGCAAATCCTCTGTGAGTTCGCTTAGCTTGGCTTCGCACTCAGCCACATCTTTACGATATATCGCCATCTTTTCTTCATGCTTGGCTGTATGCCGTGCAATGAATCCCTCAGCGCGTTTCTTCCGTGCCTGGTAATACGCTATTTCCTGCTTGCTCATACTGCTTTCTCCTCTGGTTGTTGCTTTTCATCGACCTCGTTAGCTATCTTGCGGAGTTCCGCGCCGATAGGCACGAGCTTCGCCTGATACGCTTTGCTGAGTTTCTTGAACCATTCGTTGAATGCCTCATTCCCTCCCGCTGCTGCATCCCGTGCGCGCTGTTTCAGCCCTTCGAGTTCTTCGTCGATGGTTTGCGCATTTTGTGGCTGCGCAGCTAAAGGTTTCACGGTAAACGGTTTGCGGCTTGCTTTGGTAGCCGTCAGAGCCATTGTCACCTGTTCCTGAATATCTGACATATGGCTGATACGGATACCGCCCACCGCCAGACCGCCAAATTTTACCGTAGGGTCGCCGTACAGCGTCAAAGTGCGCCCGACATAGGCATGACCATCCGCGCCCCAGCAATGCACCAGAACGCGCCGCATCGACTTACAGGGCATATAGGGTTTGCCGTTATCGCCTTCGTAGTTGATAGCAATCGGCTGTTCCCCAGCCACGCCAGAGACTTTGGTGATTTTGATGGTCTTTGTCTGCCCAGCGACAAAATCGTCAAAATTCAATTGGTTAGATTTTGGCTCAACGCTTCGTAACATATCGGTCATAAGGTTATCTCCTGTTCAATTCGCCGCTCAGTAGGTATCAGCCGCGCCGTACCCCCAAGCCTTGCAGAATATTCGTCAAATGCTTTTTTCAGCTTTTCATGGAACATTGTTGCCGCTACCACAATCGCTTCCTGCACGACGCTATCTTCCTCCACGCGCAGAGTGTACATGGGCATTCCTCCGCAGTAGCTAATAAAATCGCACCACTTGCGCTCGGATACTAGCAAGCCAGTCTGTACCTGAATCTTAAAATCATCAGGCATGACGCCACCTAAGATAGTTTCCACCTGGTATTTCTGCCTCCGTCCCTTGCACTCGATAACGCCATCGTCGCCCACTAAGCCATCAGGCGAATAGCCAATGGTAAATCCCCACTTATCGTTAGTGATAAACCCGCAATCCTCGACCTTGGCGTAATTCTCTGCATACAGGCGTTTTGCGTCCAGTTCGTCGTCTAACCCCCTCAGCATATCATCACTGATGTAAGACGGCTCTACATAGCCCGTAATGCGCTGGGCGAGCAGTTCATAGAGATGGGCGCGCTCCTTGTCGTTGGATGCGTATTGCAGCTTGGAAGGAGTGATGATTAGCTTCATCTCGGAAGCGGTCAACAATCCGCACCTGAGCGACTTCCACTCGTCCGAACCCTGAATTATATCGCGGTGGTAGGTTATCATAATCTCACCATCTGCATGTGTATGCTGGCTGTGGGGGTCACGGCAACCTCTCCACGCTCACCGGCTCAACATTCCCCTGATAATCGCTCACGGACAAGGCAAACATTCCCGCCATAAATGCAGCAAATATACTCAGCAAAAAAACGCAAAACCTCCATGTTACTCCCCAATCCTCCTTGTTCAGGCGGTCAAGTTTCTTAGCCAAGGCTATTTTTTCATCTTCGGTCATGGCAACATCTCCCTATTCTCGGTTTTTTCCTCGTGACCTATGTTCCGCACCGCTTCAAAGAGAACGGTGCCAAGAAACAGTCCGGCCAGCAGAAGCAACACCAGGCGCGGAACACTGTCGCATACTTCGAAACATTCAAAATCCTCGCGCTCCGGCTCTTTGTGCGGTTCCCAATTTTTCATGGCCTATCCTTCCTATGATACACCATGCACTCCTGATGGGTGTTGTCGTAGGCAGAGCATTCCCATTGGGATTGCGGTATTATATAAGAAGTATTTCCTATATAAACGAGCAAACATCCGATTACTAAGATAAGAAACACAATAACTTTATCTTCCAGCATACTTCCTCCGCAAAGGGGTGTGTAAATTAGCCGTCGCCGTAGCCGTCGCCGTAGCCGTAGCCGTAGCCGTAGCCGTAGCCGTAGCCGTAGCCGCTGCCGTTGGCGTCGCCGCTGCCGTCGCCGTTGCCGTTGCCGTAGCCGCTGCCGCTGCCGTAGCCGAAGCCGCTGCCGTAGCCGAAGCCGCTGCCGTCGCCGCTGCCGCTGCCGTCGCCGTCGCCGTCGCCGTCGCCGTCGCCGTCGCCGTAGCCGTCGCCGCTGCCGGAGCCGAAGCCGTCGCCGTAGCCGTAGCCGTAGCCGTATTGTCCACGTATCCTATTTTTCATGGCAAGCCTCAAAGGTTTTGCGCGCTATTGATGTGGTGGGAATCATGGATTCTGCTTCCAAAATGTAAATCTCAGGAAGTTCTACTGCCAAACGGCTATCTTTTGAAACTCCTGAAGTGGCCACCTCGGAAAGCGTAAAAGCACCTTTCCAACTCCATAAACGGCGCGCGCCTGTCAAAAGAACGCCCTTACCATCGACTTGCTTTACCGTCCCTATATGCACACCTTCAGCATAGCTACGCACTACGCAATGCTTCCCCTGCATGGGGTGCATTACAGGCGAACCGCCGCCAGAATGGCCAAATAAATTGGCTAACTCTTTAGCTTCTCCGATGGTCAGGTCATTGATATTCGTATTCAATCCTTTCAGGTTAATAGTTAAACGGCGAATTCAGCCACGCGATGCGCTCTTTCTCGCTCATGCGGGGGTTGGTGGGGGATGTTGACCGGAACAGAGCTGGGGCTTTGCGCCCACGAGCAGAATCCGCCGCGTTCTTACGAAACGCGGCATCCCCCGAAATTCGATAATGATGCGTCTCCAGATAATGCTCGCGGCCTTCGCTGTATGCCTCAAGGCCGACGAGCAGGTACGCGATAGCTAAATATGGTACAATGCGCAGTGTCATGACTTTCTCCCTGCCTCATAGGTTGAAGCTAATCCCCAATCAAGAGGCATACCAGCGGCTTCCTCCACAGCCTTTTGATGGTCAGTTAAATTACGCGTGTCCTTAACTAATAGTGATTTAGTGTCTACTTCCATAATCATCTCGATGTGAAATAACCAATACTCTATTATCTCCGTGGGCACCTGTACTCGTGTAAGAGTGGAATGCTCAAGTATTTCGTTTGCCACTTTTTCTATCTCGGAAGCATAAGCGCGAAATAGATTTTTTAATGTTTCAGTTTCCGGTTTCATATCGACTTTTTGTGCGTGGGTCATGGTCAGTCCTCCGGCGGTAACGGTAAAGGCATCCAATGGGTAATATCTGGAGTACAACCTTGGCCAATTATAGGGTTGCCAGAAAAATGAGGGAATTTTGGAGTCCAAAACGCTTTCCCACTTAAAAAAACACCTATCAATACAGCAACATATATACCTTGAGTGGGAGAATACACTAACGCTTCTACGCCAATATCTTTAGGTTCACTCTTAATCGGCAACCATTGGCTATCCGATTTCTGCGCTTGGGTCATGGTCAGTCCTCCCTCACCTGACATGCGCCTGCGCCGGATGAAAAGGCGACGCGTCCAGGCTTCCCGTACAGCATAGCGCGCAACTCAGGGCTTGGCGGCCTGAACGCCTCAAAAAGCTGCTGGCCGATGCTTGGAACTGTTATCGTGGCGTCGGTAATACGCTCAACCTCTTTATTGTTTACCCACGCGCGCGCCAACGAATTGCCTGAACACCAATTGTCAAGAGTGTTTAGGGCATCCTCAAGGGTTTTGTACGTTCCCTCCCAAGTAAATTCACGCGGGCTTCCCTGATGAAACGTCACCTCTACTTTGTATTTATTCGGGATATTGCACTCTTTGCATATCCGAGAAACGTCCAAAACGTCATGCTCGCCGCATTGAGAACAAAATCCTTGGCTGATTGGGTCGAACATAAATTTTCCTATGCTGCTGCTTCAATTAATTCGATGAGTTTATTGGCCATTTTGGCATATGCCGCGCTCCTCGCCGCGTACTCCGCGCTCCTCGCGCTCGCCGCGTACTCCGCGCTCCTCGCCGCGTACTCCGCGCTCAATGCCGCGCTCCTCGCCGCGTACTCCGCGCTCCTCGCCGCGTACTCCGCGCTCAATGCCGCGCTCTCATTAACTTTTTCTCCCTTTGTCAGCGGGCATATTGCTCCACCGCACCGCTTTATCGCTTCACGGCACTGGATGATGGTTTTTTGGACTTCGGCATTATCAGAATCGTGCAGCACCAGATTCTCGGTCAGGTTCCAGTAAAGGAACTGCCAACCTACCAGCGATAAATCAGCGCCGGGACGTATCGAATCGGCGAACCGCTGCGGCCACGCTTTGAAATCAGGGGAAGGTAGCCCCTCAAAAATAACGTCGGCCAATCGGCTGACCATCAGAGGTATACCAACATCGGCTTCCAGTGCTTCGTGCGCACCGCTATTGACATGCGCAAGGCAGCCTATGGCGCAACCCTTGCCGTCTATCCAATAGCCGTACCCCTGAAGTATTTCATCGGCTTTGCGGTGCTCGATGGCGCGCGCGACGTATTTATCTTTGATGGTTTGGTCATTGTGATATGCAAACATTATATCCTCCCGAAATTCGTATTGACAAATGTATCCTTACATGGTTAGTATTCACCAGTCAAGTAAAAATATGGATAATAATGGATATGCATAAAGATAAAGAAAAATCAAAGACTAAACAAGAAACAATGGATATTCATCTTATCTTGCCGCTAAATTTTTCTTTAAAAAGACTCATACAAGAAGCAAAAGACGAGGACAGGAGCATTACCGCTCAATTCCGGCGCATCATTGAAAAAGTTTACCCTGAACCAACCAAAGGAGAATAACAATGACTAAAGCCCAGCCCGCCAACCTTGGTCATAATCTCAACGCCAACAAAGAGCAGCTGCGCAAGGGGATTGAGTATATCGCCAAGAAAATGAACGCTATCGAAGCCCTGCGCGGCGATATTAAGGCCAAAAAGTCCGAATTGAAGGATAGCGGCTTTTCCAAAATCGCCACCAGCCGCGCACTAAAATTCTTGCGCATGACGGATGAGCAGCGCCAAAGTGAAGAAGAAATCCGCGAACAGACTGATATGATAACCGAACAATGCGCCGATCTTCCTTTATGGGCGGCAGCCAATGACTGAAACCCTGTTTGATATTCTTGGTTTTGTTTTGGCATGGGGGGCGTCGAATGTTATGGCATATTGCCTTGGGATGCATGATGGCTGGGCATGGCGCGATACTCATATTGCCAAAACCCCGAAACTGCGCGATAATGCCGGGCGGTTCATGAAAATCGAGCGGCGCAGTATCTGGCAGATATTTTTGCGCGAGCGCATGAAAGATATACGATGCCCCGGATTATTCACTTAACTGAGAAACAGGCATCTGGATACTTGCCGGGGCTGAACATACCGCCCCGATCGCGGCGCGGGGTTCGCAAGGAACCAAAGCCACGGAAGCCGCCCGCCTACAAAACCCCGGAATCAAAAGTCGTCGCTGCTTGTATGGGGTGGTTCCGAAGAAATGGCATAAAGGCCATTCGGAACAATACAGGAGCGTTTCGCACGGAATCCGGTGGATATGTTCGGTTTGGCGACAAAGGCTCTCCTGACATCATTGCGCGCGTTCCTGTAACGCTGAACGGAGTGAAATTCGCTACTATGCTGGCCGTCGAGTGCAAATCGAACACAGGAACGCTTAGTGCCGATCAAAAGTCATGGCGGGATGCGCATATAGCCGACGGCGGAATTTATATTGTGGCGCGCTCGGTGGACGATTTAATCGGAGGGATGAAACATGGTTGACACCAAAGTTGTAGATATGAATGGAAAGCCGGCACACCCAACGCAGCGCGATGCAACTGCCGATGCCATTATTGGGGCGTTTCAAGAGGTGTGGGCTCATGCCACTGTGCTGGAATTTCGCATAGCGAAGATGGAGCGCCAACTATCGGAGAAAAAGTCTAAGAGCTGGTGGCGAAAATGGTAGCCGCGCCGCGCACAGACATGGGAAACCATTTGGATACGGACGGTACGCCGATGTGCGTGCATTGCCGCAGGCGACGCCGTACCACATTTAGCTTGTTGACCCGCGCTCTTTTGGAAAGCGGCAGCAACTGCCCATTCTGCCACCGCATTCACCTTATTTTGGCACGGGATGAAAAATGAAATGCCCAGCCTGCAAACGCCCCATATTCATGACAGATTCACAGGAAACGTTATGCAAACTGGGCATTTACCCTTTCCGGCACTGGTGCTCGCCTGAACACATTTTTACGCCGAAACCGATTGCGCAGGCGTTGCGTCAGGAAAGTTGCCGTTCGCGTACCCGCGAAGTATTGCGGGATCTTCAAACGGCTGCGCCATTTCCAGCCAAACCGATGACAGAATGGCCACTAGCAGACAAGCTAAAGTTTTCATGGCTATTCCCTCCCGGTGATAAATAGGCTTATTGGGCGCTTACTATGCGGCATTTCGGAAATATCCGCTATGCGTAAGCCATATTCGTACATGGATACCCCGCACAACAGCACGGCGACCAGAATTGTTGTTTTATGCTCTCTCATGGCCGTTACTCCTGTATCTGACGCATGGACACCAGCGCGCCGGTCAGGTGCGCCAGCAGGTGCATAAGCTGCACTGCCTCATGCTCGTGTTTCAAGTCATACCGTGCCGACTGGCAAAATACGCGATAAACTATCATAAAATCCTCCGTTGCTTCACCAGCGGAATTGCCGGCTTGAATATTAATTTATCACAGAGAAATTAAGAAATAGTATAAAGTTGTTTACTAATTAGTTAAATTCGCATCTTTTTTGAGAATATCAATAAGCATCTGTACGGGTTTGCTTATATTGCATTTCCCCGCTTCGTATTTAACGATTGCGTCCCGGCTCACACCAAGCTTTTGAGCAAGCTCGGTTTGCGTCCAGTCCATAGCGCGCCGCCAGCGGCGTAGTTCATCGGGCTGCATAAAAGAGTCCTTTCGTGTGTGGGGTTAAACGGTTTTATTTAAGTTTTCCATAACTATTTCCTTTTGTCTGGTTGGTTATGCATTTCACTTGCCGGGTAAGCGACATCGCCATCTTTCGCTTTACGGCATTTAAGCCATGTAGATACGCGGACGCTATTTAATTCCGCGAATTTAATAAGTGCTTCTCCCCGGCTGCCCGCTGTTAGCCAGTAGCGATTGGCCGACCCTGAAAACCATACAATGTATTTGTTCATAACTTTCTCCGTTTTTTATCACCGGCTTGGTTGCCGCCTGATACAAGAACTATTACACACTTTGCGTAACAAGTTAACAATATTATCTATGCTATTTTCGCATACCAGCCATGCAATAAACGCATAGCTCTTTGTGCTTGCGCTTCCGACATAAACCGGGCATAAAGGAGGGGCAGTTTTATCGTGGAGACTCGCAATGCAAGTTTTTTCCCCATTACCATAGCTTTTTGTGTCAGGCGGCGCGCTTGGCCACGATCTTGCGCGTCGTCTGGCTACCCGTGGTATTGAATGCCTGATAATCCCTGGTACTCTTTTTACGTTGGTGATTACGACCGTAAAACGTCGCACTTATCTATGCTTGAGCATGGGGCATACCGTCTTTTGCTCGATCATTATTATGCCATGCGCGCACCCCTTCCGAACGATATAAAAATTCTATACCGCATTTGCAGGGCGTTCACCCCTTCCGAACGCAAATCCGTGAAAAAAATACTCTCAATTTTCTTCACAACCGATGGTGTCCACTATTACAACAAACGATGTGACTCAGAAATTGCCAAACTATTGAAATATAGTAAGTCACAATCAGCCAACGCTAAGCTACGGCTCAGCCATGGCAATAAACGGTCTATCAATAACCTAGCGGATGAGGATAATCAAAAATCCATCAAAAATCAGGGCAATTTATTTCACGAATCACATCGTTCAAATTTAGATAATTTATTGAATCATATAGATTCAGAATCAGCCACCGCTCAGCCACGCGCGCGCGAACCACAACCACAATCAGAAAAAGAAAGAAAGAACCCCCCCACCCCCTTACCTGATTGGATACCTCGTCAGGATTGGGATGATTGGGCAAAAGCACGGAAGAAAAAACTCACCCCGCGCGCTATCGAGCTTACCATTGCGAAACTTGACGAATTGCGGAAAGCCGGTCAGCCGCCTGATAAAGTTTTGCAGGAATCCATCCGCAATGGCTGGGAGGGAGTTTTCCCGCTTAAGAATTTTCAAAAACAGGAAACGCTTATCTTCAAACAGGGAGTAAAAACGTTATGATTGATTACAGCGACGAAAATCAATACCCGAGCGACATCACGGCGGAGCTATCCCTGATTGGGCATGTGCTGGAAAAACCTGATCTGATGGCGGATTTATCTTTCTTGACATCAAAGGATTTTTCATCACCCGTGCATTCAGACATCTGGCAAACATTTGAAAAACTCTATGCAGCGCAACTGCCGATCACCGCCGTTTCTGTGAAAGAGCGGCTGGAGAAAGAAAAAAACATGGAGCTGGCGGGCGGAACTTATGCGTATCTTTCCGGCGCGAAGTGGCAGGCGTATCTGTATCTTCAGCCGGTACAAACCGCAAAATACCTTCTGAAAATCTCGCAGCGCCGCGCACTGATACACGCCTGCGCCGTGACTGCTGCCGAGGCCGCAAGAGGAGCCGAGGAACCGGAACATTACGCCGCCCAGCTTTACGCTGCCGTTGAGAAGGTCACGCATAAATCCGTCATGAATGATTTTCAAGACAATTACGCCGTCGGCGAAAGCATCCTGCAAGACCTGAATGACAACCGGCGACCTTTCACCACTGGCCTGCAAAAGCTCGATATCGCGATGGATGGCGGCTTGTATCCCGGAAAGTCTTACGGCTTTGCGGCACGCAAGAAGGTCGGCAAAACCGCGCTCGCCGCGACGATAAGCTGTCACCTCAACCAGATCGGATGCAAGCACCTGTTCCTCGCCTGCGAAATGTCCGCCAAGGAAATCCACCAGCGCATCATCGCCCGCATGGCCGATGTGTATCCTTCAACTTTCCGCAACGATTACGGCAAATCCGGGCGCGCTGATGTCAAACTAGCCGCAGCAGTTCATGATATGCCACGGAATATATTATACAAAACCGCTCCCGGCCTAGTGTTTGACGATCTTCGCCGATTTGCCACTATCGGCGTTGAAAAGTACAAAATACAGGGATTTATCCTCGATTACTGGCAACTTGTCGGCGGCAAGCGCAAAGGGCAGTCCACCGTCGAGCATCTGGACGAAGTGGCGCAGTGGATAGCCGATTTCTCCCGCAAGCATGGGATATGGTCAGTCACTATGGCGCAGTTAAATCAAGACCATAACACGCGCGGCGGCGAGGGCATCCGCCTCGCCTTTGACCAGGTTTATGAGCTGCACCGCAAAGATTTATCTTTAGGGGACGCCAGCTTAGAGATGATTGAGACAAGATACACCCCGTGGACAGACATTTCCGGCCTCAGCATGAACCCAAAAGGCCCATACTTTGAGCAATTATGACCCTAACCCTTTGCCGCATCATAAAAACGCTTGACTGAGCGCCCAGCATGTGCCAATGTGCCCATATTCTGCTTACCAATACCAACAACACACACCAACCTATCCATTCTACCCACCCATACCGCCCTGATGCGTCACGGAAATGGAATAATGATGAGGAAATACGGGGGGTTAGCCTGTCTCTCACACGCGAAACCCGCAGTTTCCCTAGGTTTTTGCCAGATTGTTTCACAGATGATTGGCGCAAGAACACACTAACACCATGAAACACCGACATAATTTTTTTCCATAATAAACGTTATACGATAATAGCGGAGTAAGTCATTGAAAGTCCATGGTTATCAAATCGGAAATGGCCAGCCGCCGGGGTTTTTGGCCCCTGATGCGGGGGCTACCTTGTGTTACCGCCCCAAAGAAAAATCTTGGGCTTAGTTTTGAGGATTGGGGGGAGATGCTCCAGCCACAGAATCGACGCTAAGGCCATTTTAAAGCCCGCACAGAGGCGTTTTGGGGTATGGTGGCTATGTGGGTAGCGGGAAGGTATGTTTCACTCTTCTGAGGCGGTTTAAAACGGTAATGGGGTTTTGCTTGCTTGCGGTCGGTCTGTGGGTACAAATCCTCTTGGTTTGGCAAAAATCAGCGTTGCGGTGCGGTTTCCGCTTGCTTTCCTTCCAACTATGGGATACGGTTCTACAACTTTCCCCGGAGAAACACCGCGATGACATTCAAGGATACGCTGATAAGGGCAGGGCTATCGAAGTCGGAGTTGGCGCGTCGGCTTGGCATCAGCGCGAACGCGGTGAGCAAATGGGGTGAGGACGTGCCGAGGTATGCGCTGGCATATGTCGAGTTGTGGATTGAGTATAACCGGGTGAGGCCATAGGATGAAACGCTTATCAACAAAAAACCGGAAGCGGAAAAGGCATTTGTGGAACAGGCGTTCTTATGGGGTGCTTTTAAGTCGCGTGGACTCGATGATGTATAGAAAGCTGGTGAGGTCTTTAACAAAACAGATGCACGCCCCTAGCCCGTTTTTGTCGGTTTTGCTGGGAAGAGAGAATCATGAAAAAAGAGTATGATTATTGGCTGATAGTTTGGGAGACCAAAGAGGGTGAGGAGATTCGTCATCCTGCCAATTTTCAGAAGGGGATTGCTTCGGGGCCGTATTGGGATGAGGTTATGCAATGCAATCCCGGTGAGTATGAAGGTTATTGGATTTTTCGTTGATTGTAGGAAAGGGAATCCCATGAAAGCCTATTACACTGACCCTCTGGCCGCTGCGTGGATGACAAAGCATTTTGGGATGAAATTTAGCACTGATTCTAAATTCGCGGCCAATGACAGGCCGATAGCGATAGATGATAAGTACGATAAGTTTTACATCCACCCCGACAGCCTGCACCTGCTGGAGCCTCAATATAATGATATTGTTTTAGGCGATGACTATTCTGTGGGAACATGCGTGGTTCGATTTGGCAACCCTATGGTTTCAACGGATTTTAATATTAGGCGCATTATGGAGCGCAACGAAATTCCCTTCATGTGGCCGGAGATGGAATGACCGACCTTACCGATGATTTTGTCGAGGACACGGAAGAGCGGGCGGTAACGGCTGCGCTGGCGGTATCCGGGCGTAAGGGTAAAGCGATGCGGCGCGCGCGGGGGCAGAAAGCCGACGGCGGGGTGGCGCGATTCCCCCGCGAGCGGTTCATGAAGTTCTGCAACGCGCTGAAGATTCAATCCAAGGACGAGGGGCTGGTTCCTTTGCGCCTGCTGGGGACGCAGCGCTACGTGCTGGACGAAATAATATCCGGCCTGGCGGAGGGGAAAACCACGTTCGTCATATTGAAGGGGAGGCAACAGGGGATTTCCACCCTCCTGCTGGTGCTGGATTTGTTCTGGGCGTTTGAATATCCAGGGCTTCTGGGGAATTTCGCCACTCACGACGAGGGCAGCCGAGACCAGTTCCGCAATCAAATCGAGGTGTTTTTAAAGTCCCTGCCAGTATCGCACCGCATCCCCTATTCCACCAATAACCGGCTTATGCTGGTGCTGGAAAACGGTTCGCTGTTCCGGTATCTGGTGGCCGGGACGCGCACGACGACGAATAAAATGGGGCGTTCCGGCGGGTGTAATTTCTGCCATAGTACGGAGGTGGCGTTCTGGGGTTCGGTGGACGACCTTGATGCCCTGCAACAGACGTTCTCCGAGCGTTATGCGCATCGTATGTATGTTTTTGAGTCCACCGCCAACGGGTTCAATCACTTTGAAGAAATGTGCCAGATAGCCAAGGATTCGCCCGCGCAGAAATTCATCTTCTCCGGCTGGTGGCTGGATGAGCGCAACGAGTTCAGCGCTAAACATCCCTTGTATCTCAAATACATGCCGGAAGGCGTTAAAACCCCGCTCGAACCGCTGGAAAAGCAAAAAATCGCCGACGTGAAAGAGCACTATGGCTTCCAGATCACCGCCGGGCAGATCGCTTGGTATCGCTGCCACCTGGAGACAAAGTGTCGCGGTGACCAGACGGCGATGGATCAGGAACATCCGTGGACGGAGGAGGACGCATTTGTCGCATCAGGCACCAACGTATTCAGCCGAACCAAGCTCACGCAGGCCATGAAAACAGCGGTAAGGCACTGGTGCATGCCCTTCATGTTCCGGCTCAACCAGTCTTTCCTTGATACGCATATCGTTCTTTCCGACATTAAGCGCGCGCATTTGAAAATATGGGAAAAACCCGTCCCGCATGGGGTGTATGTCATCGGCGCCGACCCGATATTCGGCTCCAGCGAGGACTCGGATAACGGCGTTATCTCGGTGTACCGTGCCTATGCGGAGGGTATAGAGCAGGTGGCGGAGTACGCTTCGCCAAGCATTTCCCCGCATCAGTTCGCGTGGGTGCTGGCGTTCCTCTGCGGCTTGTACAAGGACGTGATGCTCATGCTGGAGCTGAACGGGCCGGGGCAGGTGGTGCTGGACGAGCTGAAGCGGCTCAAGCACGATCTTGCCGGCGTCGTTCCTCCCGCGTCCGACGACCTGCATAACTGCCTGCGCCACATGAAGCATTTTCTCTACACGCGCTCGGACTCCCTGACCGGCAGTTGCCTGCTGCAATGGAAGTCCAGCGCCTCCTTGCGCAACGACGTGCTGCTGAAATTCAAGGACGGTATCGAACTCGATCGCTGCAAAGTCCGCTCGCTGGCCTGCCTGCATGAATGCCAGATGCTTATGTTTGATGAAGGCTATATCTATACCCCGCCTTCAAAATACGATGACCGGGTGTTCGGCTCGGCCATGGCGTATTGGGCATGGGACAAGCGCGTGCGCAACCGGCTGGCCGCGCGCGGCATGACCATCGTCGATGAGAAGAAAAAAGACGAAGGCATCGACCCGGACGCTCTGGCCGGGCTGGTGCAGAAACATTTGCGGGGGGTGCAGCTTGTCGGACAGGATTAGAACGCCGCGCCAGATGGCAGTATCGGACTATCTCGAAGTCCAGCAGCGCAAAAAACCGCGCGAAATCCCGAAATATGACCCGCCCGCCATGTCGCGCGGGGGAATTTTAAAATGGTGGGAGCGCGCCCGTGCCTGCCCATGGCACAAAAGCCAGATGCCCGTCACCTATGCCAACATGGGCGCGCTGCTGGGGATAGGCAAAGACCAGTTCCGCGTGCATATGGAGGATTGCCCGCTGAATTCAAAATACTGGGCGCTGATGGCGAAGCTCATTCCCGATATCGAAGCCCGGAAAATAGCCTTCCCCATGTCCCGCCAGAAAAACCTTAAAGCGGAAAACCAGCCCTATTATGTCACCATCGACCCGCCAGCCGAGCCGCCGCGCATTTACAAAATAACTCGTGTCGAATTCTGGTCACTGTTCGCCCGCTGCGCTTCCTGCGGCGGCAATAAATTCCTCCCGTCAAAGGTGCATGGCGTACAACACGCCCTCTGCTTCACCTGCATCCCCCCGGACCTGCATTGTTCCATCGGCGGCGTCGAGCAGAATTACAGCCTTATCCATGAAGCACTGAAAAGTTATTATTGAATTAATGGCTTGCGGACGGTATCATGCCGCCATGACCGCCCGCTTCCGCTATAAATGCCTCAACCCCGATTGCACCGGCTCCGGCCGCCGCGATTGCACCGGGCTTTTCTCCGCCCTCGATAATCCTACGCCCGAATGCCCCGCCTGCGGCAGCGTAAAGCTGGAAAACTGGGGAGAGCATATCGGCCGCGATGGATGGATTTTAACCTCGCCCGCCTCCTACGGCTCCCCCGGCATGGCGCGCGGCGTTGATGCCAGCTTGCGCCATATAGCCGATGCGCATGGCCTTACCAACATGCGAAACGACGGCGGAAAATCCGTCGGCCAGCACCGTATGGAAGAACGCCAGCGCGAACAACAGGCAGCGTCCCCCGGTGTGTACGGCCATAAAAATTATTTTGGCGTCAACGTCCCTATCGATGGCACCTGTAAGACCGTCGCCGTGCCTAACCCGACCGGGAAGCCCATGAAACTGCCCGCCGGAACATCATCTATCCCCGGCCGGCGCAGCGTCCCCGGCGCTATGACGCAAACCGTCGCCAGCGCGCAGGTGTGATATGGCGGAAATCGAGTATTTTTCAGAAAAGCGCGCCATACTCAAAGGTAATAACAAGCTATGGAACGTGCAGGAATGCTTGGAATATTCCATGCGCCGCGCCCATCCTGACCGGCATAATGCCTGCATGGTGATACTTACGGAATTTACCCCCTTCACGGATTCCGTTACCTATGACCGATTCATCTGCAATATGGGGTACATGCAGCAATCCGCCCTGCTCGACGCCGTGCGCTACAACATGATGAAAGAAGCTTATCCATGAAAATACCATCAGCGCAGCCGGAAAAGGAGCAATTCGTCCAGTATATTGTCGATTGCTGCATGACATCGCAGGAGGAGCGCCGCGCCCTCTACCAGAAGCGCCGGAACTATTTCCTGTACGGGCAGGACTCGGAGGTAAAAGTCCGTTGCAATAAGCTGAAATCGCATTTGAAGCTGGTTTCCTCGTTTTTGTTTTCGCCGGACGGGATGATTTATAACATTGCCCCGCCCAAGAACGCGGAAGAATACGCCATAAATCAGCTCCTCGCCCTTCAGGACGACTGGAACGAGGACGTGCGCGATTCCGGCCTGGCGGACGTGTTCGCCGACGCCGTGCTCTGGTCGCTGATTTTCGACAGCATGATTGTCAAACTCGGCTGGAACGACATAACCGGCCAGATTTTCGGCTCCCTTATCGAGCCGGTCAGCTTCGGAGTGTTCCGCCCGGACGACCCGCAATTCGATAACCAACAAGCCATGAGCCACAGCTACCTGCTGGATTATGACGACGCCTGCGCCCGGCTGGTGCGGGCGGGAAGGCGCGACCAGATTGACGTGCTAGGCATGGCCACCGGGGCGCAGGATGATTTGGGCTTCCCTGCCCCTTTCATGAATCTGATGGTGACGGAAATCACCGGCGGCCAGCTTTCAGCGCAGACCATCATGGGCAACGCCAACCCTAATTATCAGGTCAGCCCTTCGTTCAAAGCCCGCACTCAGGCCCCGCTGGTCAGGTTCTATGAGACATGGATATGGGACGATGAAGCGGTTGATTTCCGCATATTCACGTCGCTGGAGGGGGGCATATTGCTTTCCGATTCCCTTGAAACCATCGACGCGCTGCGCAAGGCCGGGAAGTTTACCGACAAGCAGAAATTCGACAGCCCAACCAATTTTTATTTGCCGCGCAAAACGCCCTTTACCCCGGTCGTTCCTTTCGGCCTGTACAATTATTTCTGGGGCGATTGCCACAGCGAGGACATCATACCGCTGCAAGACTGGTCGGTGAAGCGTCTGCGCGAGATTGACGAGATTCTGGAGGCGCAGGTTGACCCGCTGCGCACCGCGCACGGCATGACCGGGATAATTGACGAAAAGGCGGGGCTGGATTACGGCGGGTTCGTCGCCGACGAAATGCCGGGCAGCAAACTGGAAGAACACCGCCCGCCCATGCCGGAGGATGCTTTCCGCGAATTCAATGAAATTACCGCGCTGATGATGGAGGCTTCCGGTCTGACCGAGGTGGTCAGCGGCAAAAGCTCCGGCGGCGCGCGCGGCGGGCAGCAGCAAAAGCAGATGCAGATTACCGGCGGCGGACAGATTCGCCGCGTGGCCGTCGGGCTGGAAGGTCCGCTGCTCCGCATGGGCGATACCGGCATCCGCCTCAAAATGAAAAACGACGACACGAAAATCAAGATGCCCGACGGATCGGAATTCGTCGCAGCCCAGGTGCCCGATGATTTCACAATGCAGGTGGACGGACATTCGCACTCGCCGCTGTTCACGATGGAAAGCCGCGAGCTGGCGCAGACGCTGTTTAAGGCGCAGGCCATAGATCGTGAATGGCTTATCCGTATGCTCAACCCAACGCAGAAGCAGAATCTCCTGCACAGCCTGCGCCTGCGCGAGAAATCCGAAGCGCAAGCGCGCCAGCAGCAGATGGCGCTCGACGCAGCAAAGCACCACAAAAAATAGCCCGTGGAACAATGCGTGAAACATTCTTGCTCAACCCTCTCACTTCTGCTATTATCCTGATTGCCAAAGAGGCGAACCCATCGCCCTTAACCCGCAGGCAAAGCCTGCATAACCAGAAGGAGGCATTATGCGCCATAAACGCAAAGGTCGGAAGAGCAAGCGCTAACCGCTTATGAGCGGTTTTCGACCTCAGTTGCACCGTTCATGACAGCACCCTCGCCCAACCATAGGCGGGGGTGTTTTGTTTCGTGGAACATGATGTGAAACATTTTTCTTGAATGTTTCACGGACATTCTGTAATGTTTCACGGTATGATGCAAGCCGCCGCACAATCTCCAACGCTCCCCGGCACGACAGCGGGTCAACCCCCCGCTGTCGGTGGAAGCCCCGCCGTCGCCCCCGGAGCCGGTGCGGGGAATGAAGCCGCCGCGCGCGCCCAGCTCAAAGCCGTATACCCCATGATGGTCAAAGTCATGATGGCCTTCCCGGTCGGCTCGAAAGAGCATAACTACATGCAGGACGTGACCAAGAAATTATCAACCATTGTCGGCAAAACAGATGAAGATTCGCTTGTCCCCGCCGCGATTCAGCAGATGGCGCTGGCTGCCAAAGGCAACCCGCTCAAGAACGCCCCGCCCGTAGGATTATCCCCAGCAGCGCCGGGTGGTGGCGCTGAACCCGAACCCATTTAAGGAGTATTTATGGCAAGCTCATCCCGTGGCTATCTGATGCCCAAAGTCAGCGACCCGAACCTGAAGCGCAAAGAGCGCAACGGTCAGGCCGTCAACCCGCCCTCCTATCAGGAATTAGGTGGATTCACCAGCGCCGCCAAGCTGAAATCCTCGCCGTTCATGAACATGGAAAAGGGCGGCCCGAAATCCAAGCTTGGAAAGCCTATCTGATATGGTCGAGCTTAACGCAGAAGCGCAAAAACAATTGGCGGATATGTTCGTCACTATGGCGAACAATCCGAAAACCCGCGCGCAGACCGTGAAGCTGGCCAAAGAGGCCGGTATCACCCTGAATCTTCCTGACGTGGAAGCCGCCACCATCCGCGAAGAAATGGAAGCCAAGCTCGCCGAGCGCGACCAGAAGGAAGAGCAGCGCCGCATCAAGGAAAAGATGGAGCGCCAGCGCATGTCCCTTATCGAAAAGGGCTTTACCGACGAGGATGTGGGTAAAATCGAGAAGGAAGTCATGGAAAAGCACGGCATTAGCGATTATGAGGTTGCGGCGAAGATTTACGCTGCCGACACCAAGCCAGCCCCCGCCACCCCGGAAATTCATTCCGGTGTATGGGAGATGCCCGCGTTCCCGAAAGAAATGCTGTCTAACCCGCGCAACTATGCGCGCAAGGAAGCCTTCAAGGTCATTGATGAATTGCGTACCAAGAAAACCGCTTAATTGTGAAAGGTCACTAACATGCCTGTTTTAGGAACCGGAATTGTCCCGCC